TTATGGATATATTTCCCCTGTGAGTTTCGGATGACGCGTTCTTTTGCTGCCCATTTCTTACTGACTGCAGCGTAATCAAATCCATTCTTTTCCAGGAACTCACATAGCACATCTTTGTTTATCACAGCCACAGGCGGTGTCTCTGGATGCTCTTCATCATCATCAATCCTTCCCCATACCTCACCTTTGTTCGCGGAATCCTCCTCATTTGGGTTCTGAAAGCGTACCGGGTTTTTTGCGATCCAGTTCAAGATTGACTGATAAGACCGTTCTGCAACATCTACCTCATTTGCGCTACGCAGATACATTTTTACATCATCAACCGTGAGCGGCCTCTCACCTGTAAAAACAACTTCCGTTAGGATCCTGTCCGCCAATAAGATACAGGCCATTGCCATTGCCTGCTTCTCTGTGGTGTCCAGTTTGCACATGACATCAAAATATCTCTTGTACTCCTCCTGCAGTTCTTTCTTTTCCACTCCCTGGAGATATTCAACCAGTATTTTTCCGGCATATCCATAATTTTCTGTCAGGATACCCACCGTCCGGTTTCCATCTTCCAGGAGCTTTTCTTCCACCTCGATCTCAATGACACGGTTTTTTGAGCCTGCCCGGCTATTTGCTTTAGTGATCGGTTCTTCCCCGGTAAAAAGGTAGCTGCAGCGCCAAGTCTTAGTCTCTTCCACGCCGCCTGTAGCCCTGCCGCGCCCCCGGTCGATGCCTTCTGTTATCTGATATATCAGTTGATCAAAATTGGTCGTCCATTTATCCTTCATGGTCTGCAGCTCATCCCCGGCATAAGGCAGAGAATATAAAAAGGCAGAAGTACGCATGATGTTCACTTTTGTAGTGTTCATGGTTTTTACCAGGCCGCCCATCTTGGGATTCCCCCAGATAGACATGGCCGCCATGATAGCTACTGTCTTGCAGGTTCCAGACTCTCCGGACCAGATGTGGAGGACAAAAGGCAGCGCATTTACTAACTCGATCAGACAGCTTGCAAAGCTGGCCGCAAACGCCATGCGCACGATCTTATTCTTCCGCAGGATGCTGCAGTGCTCTTTCCAGACCGAAAAATCCCCATTCTCTTTTACATTTTTGTATATCACGTCAAAAGCTTCGTCTCCGTCATATACAATATCATCTGCGTAGGGCATAAACTCACTCCCTGCCCATCCCAGGCGGTTGATCGATTTCCTGGGTTCCAGCTTTGCAGGGTTCAGGCCAATACAGTCGCTGATATACTTCACCAGGGGCTTTGCGTTTTCAGACGTCACTTCAATGCCGATATCACTCAGCACATCAACAATGGCGGAATTATCCGCACATACCTTACGGTTCACGGTTACATTCTGCCACTGTCCATATTTAAAATAGGCCAGTTTTACCCGTTCCCTTCCGGTATCCACATTTTTGTAGATCTCTATTGGCAGGATTGGGTGGGTACATGCGTTGACAAAGACTGGCTGTCCATGATTGTCAAATTTCTGCATAGACACCCCCAGATCGGTCGCTCTCCAGGGGCCGCACTGCAGCTCCAGGGCCTGCCCAGTAAAATTTGTGCTGTTCCCGGTCTCCTTCATCTTCTGGCTGTAATCCATAAAGAAGGCTTTTAGGATAGAATTGAACTCATTTGCCCGTTTCATCTGCCTTGCCTTATTTTTCAGAGCTTCTATGTACTGGGCGCGTTCCACATTGCCTTCTATCTCGAAGATCTTATAAAAGATTTCATCTGGAAATGGCTCCCCCGCCGTCAAAGCTTCCATACCAGTCAATAACTCGTTTTCGGATCTCTCCAACCTTCTTCACCGCCTTTTCATCGTTAAAATAATCCTCCAGGTCGTTCCTCAGGCAATCCAGGCGGTACTCTACGATCGTGAGCTCCTGTGCTGCCTCTACAAAATGCCGGTCCCGCGGGTCCCTTATCGCCTCACACAGAAGCCGCCTGTACACTTCCAGTACGGTATAAGCTTCCTTCCGGAACTGTTCCCGCCGCTTTCTCTCCCGGATCCGCAGATCCCTTTCTCTCTTTTCCCGGTAGGAAAGTCCTTCTGTTTTTATGGGCAAGGAAAAGTCTTCTATCAGCTTTCTGGCCGCGCCCTCATTATTGATCCCATACAGCCTGGAAACAAAAGTGATAACGTCCCCGCCAGAGCCACAGGAAAAGCAATAATATCCCTTATCATTCGGATATATCTTCATACTGGGCTTTTTGTCATTATGGAAAGGGCAGAGGCACCGCCCCTGCCTGTCCACCGAATATCCATAAAACTCTGCCGCCTGGCGCATACCCACCCGCTGCTTGATCTCCTGATAATCCTCTTTACATAAATGGGAGTTCTTCATCAATACCATCCGGGATATTCATAAATCCCCTGCCTGCAAGCTGCGGGTCAGAAGACGGGGCTGGAGCGGGGGTAGACACTGCAACGCTTGCTGTGTTTTCCAGTAGCTTATCTTCTGGTATCTTTGCATCCTTCAGGCCGTCAATACTACGGATCTGAAATATCTTTGTAGCGAACGCCATCCTATGGTCATCCGTTTCAAACTGCTCACGTCCCATGACAGCACCAAATTTCTTCCCGACAAGCGTTTTCTCATTTCCTTCAAGCCCCCACGGGAACTGGTATCCTGGATTTGACTTTTCGATACTGGTCATCAGCCCTTTAAAAAACGGCAGGCTGGAGCCGTCCATGATCTGCTTATGCACCCCTTTATATTTAGCTCTGTCTCCACTCATTCGTTTTGCCGCCTCAAACTGTGCCTGGTAAAAATCCTTATGCTCTCCTTCGGCAATATCAAACAGGATCGCTATCTGCGGTCTTTCGTTCTGTGATTGTGTCTCACTGACCTGTCTTATCTTACAGATATATAGCCCTGCCGGGAGCTGCATGGATTCCCCCGTATAAGCCTGCGCCTCATCATACCCCTGTGGTTTCTTTATCATCTTTCTTTTCCTCGCTTTCTTTATTCTTCGGGTTTTCTATCCCGTAGTATTCCCGAATGGTGTTATCCACCATCAGGAGGTCATTGTCAATCTCAATATCAGCAAACATGTCATCCGGTGCCTTGCTTACTGCCCCGTCCCTGGACTGGGTTACAAACGCATACCGTTCACCTTTGACCGCCCGGAGCACGATCGTAAACATGCCTTCCAGGCAGACTTTCTCATCCAGCAGCTTCCCGATGGTTTTGGGCTTGATATCCCCGAAATCGTTGGTGTCCTCATGCATGATGACATAAACGATCCTGTCCTCCGGAGCTTCATCTGCAATGCATTTCACCAGTCTGTAAAAATCATCGGCAAGCTGGTTATACAGGGAAAAGACGGCGTTCCCCTTGCCCGTGGTGTTATGCCCGTCCATAAACTGTCCAGTGATCAGATAACCTGCATCGTCAATAATGATTGATTTTGGCCACTGTTTACTCTTCGCTGCAGCCTTTATCTTTCCATAATCACAGCATACGTTTCCTGGTAATTTTCCCCGAAATGGAAGTGGTTTGTTCAGTACCCTGATGAGGCCAAAATCTTTTCCTACACAATCTTTCATGCTCCGGCTTTTTCCTGTACCGGACTTTCCTATGATCAATACTGGGATTCCCATTTATTTATCCTCCTTCCGGAAATCTATACTCTCAAGAGCTTCCAGTACACGGTTCCCATCATCTCCCAGCTTGCTGGAACAAACAGCCAGAGCAGAATTCTGATTCTTCCAGATCAGCAGATCCCCCTGCTCATTCCTGGCCGATGGTCCCATAGGTGCGCTCTCGTCTTCCAGCTCTTTCAGATCTATGATCCTATATAAACTCTCTGATAAGGCGATCAGACTGCCTGTCTTTTTGGACTGCAGGATCCTGTAGGCGCTCCAGTTCGTATCAAATATGTAGCCTACGGTCAATCCGCCGTGATTAAAAGCATCTTTTATCCATTTTTTGAACATTGTCTTATTTAGGAACATCTCTCTCCTCCTTACCTTTTTCAATCCCATGCCGGATCCCGTCCAGCACAAACTCCATTTCATCAAATGACAGATGCCACACAGATGAGACCATGGTCTTGGTAAGCTTTGCTGATAGATCCATAAGCTGGCCCATCCGGTATGGTGTCATCTCAATCTTCTCATCCATAAGCGTTACCTGATATTAAGGTGGGTCCCATATGGTTTCAGGGAAGCCCACTCCACTTCTTTTTCCTTTAAGAGTTCCCTTACCTTGTCCTTGTCTACTACCGGAGGCTGTGGGATCAGGAACCTGCCTGGTATGTCATCCAGGTTGTCCGTAATCTCCATAGGCTGCTTTCCTCCATTTTTAGACACGCTGAAGCTGAACAGGACAGTCTTGAATTTAGTCTTTCCAATAAACTCCAGGTTTGACTGCAGGGTGTCTTTCAAACGCTGCGCCCTATTTTCCAGGGACATCCTGCGGGCGGTAAGCCTTGCAGCTTCCGCCTTAAGAGCTTCTGCGTCGGCCAGCATGGATTTAATGAGTTTTGCATAGTTGTCGGCCTTGTCCTCAATTTCTCCCTCAATAGATTCCAGGGTGTCTAAGATCACCTGTTCATCTGTCTCGCCGTCATATAGCATTTCAGCAATGGATTCCCATTCCTCAGTTAATTCATATAATTTACTCATTGACTAATCCTCCGTATCTACCCTATAATAAGGGTGTTTTTATTTATCAAGTCCCTGATTGCTTCCCGGCGCCAGGGGCTTTTGCAATGTCTATTTTTTCTAATTTTCCGC